GCATCACGCGCATCCATTCCTTCTCGGTCTTCCCCTCGCCGACATCGAGGATCATCAGGCGCTCGACGCCCTTGCGGTCCGGGCTCACGCGCCAGCCGGGCGGCATGCCATCGATCGGCTTCTGATCCTCGTGCCCTAACTGGATAGGCGTCTTGATGAAACCGTTGTGTGGGCACTTCGCGCAGATGCTCGATCGCGTTTCTTGGAACTTCGAGCACAGCGTGGGTCCCGCACTGTTTGTAACACGCTGCTCAAACTTCTTGTCAGTCTTGTCGGTGTCGTAGCCAACATGGCCATCGCTCACCGGGTGCACCCACATCGTGCCGTCGTCGCAGAATTTCAGGAGCTGCAACGTGGCAGTCCACTCAGGCTCGCTGCTGTCCTTGCCGTGCTGCTCGGCGATGTGCTTGGCCACGCCGCAGTTCTTGATGATCGTCTCGAACGACGATGGCGTCTCCTGTCGTGCAGCGAGCCCGCCTGTTAGGTCATCGTAGTCGCTCGCAGCCTGCAGGACCTTCGACGGCCCGGTGCGTTTGGTCGCGGTCATCCACGGTGTGAGCGCGGCGGCGAGCTGCTCGAACGGAAAGAATTTCCCACTGCTGAATAGAAGTTTCACTTCCTTCGGGTTCGCGGGGTCCTTCCAGTTCCATGTACCCGGTGGTCGCAGCACGCGGCATGAGTCAGCGGTGCACGCCAGATCGGCCGCGAGCTTCAGGTCCTTCGCTGCCTCCTTGAGCGCATCAGCCATCTGCTGCCAGCGATCGAGCGGAACCGCTTCTTCGAATGGCCAGTACGCGTGCAAGCCGTTCCCCGAGTGCACGAGGATCGACGGCGGCGGCAGGGCTGTGGCCTGCGTAAACGCCCTCAGCGCGAAGATGGCGGTCTTCGCGTCCGGATACTCACCCTTGAAGTCGATGTCGAACCAGAGGGCCTTGAGCGCCTCCACGTTCGTTCGTACGCGCAGTTGCTTCTTGACCTTGCCGGTCTTCTTGTCAGGCGGTCCATCGTGGAACCCCTGCTTGTACGACGCCATGGCGTAGTACACGTCCTCCCGGCCAGCCGCCAGCGCCTCGATGGCGCGCTCAGCGTCACCGTGGAGTTTGGCGATCGTGTGGGAAAACGTCGAATACGGACCATCAGCGCCCTGTCGCTGCACCTTGCGGGCAACGACCATGACGCCATTCGGCACAATGGCTGAGAGAAACTCTTTCAGCTCCACGGACACCCCCGGAAGTTGAGGCCGGGGTGGTGGTCCCCCGGCCGAGTCTCATCAGCTTGATGGGCCGAGAATCGATGCCAGCATCGAGTCGAAGTCGCCACCGTCAGCGGCCGGAGAAGCCGCAGGCGCGGCCTTCTTTTTCTTCGGCGGCGGAGGGGGCGCGGCTTCCTCATCGTCGTCCTCGACCACCGGGGCGGGCGCAGGGGCTGCCTTCTTCTTGGGTGGCGGGGGCGCGGCGATCTCTTCCTCGTCATCCTCGACCACCGGAGCGGGCGCAGGTGCCGGTTTCTTCTTCACCGGGGGCGGAGGGGGCGCTTCCTCGTCATCGTCGTCTGCGGCCACCGGGGCGGGCGCAGGGGCCTTCTTCTTGGGCGGCGGAGGAGCAGCGATCTCTTCCTCGTCGTCCTCAACCACGGGCGCGGGTGCCGGGGCCTTCTTCTTGGGTGGGGGCGTGGGCGCGGCTTCTTCTTCGCCACCGAGCCCGACATCCTCTTCCTCGGCCGGTCGCGGCTTCGGGGCCTTCTTCTTGGTCGTGGACGCGGCGGGAGTTCCCGGAGTCGCTTCTTCGCCGTCAGGCGATGCCTCGCTTTCAGGTGATGTTCCCGCCGCGTCGTACTCCGCCGACTCCGCCAGAATGCGACGTACGTCTTCGGAATCACGGAGCTTGAGCACCGCTGTTGCCTCTTCCTCGTTGAGGAAGCGCAGCGGCTTGAAAGTCATTTTCGGGTACGAGGACTGCGGGTCGAAACCGATACGCGTGACCACGGCAAAGTACGGGATCGCCTTCGGCTTGAGTACCTTCTCGGCGTAGTCCTTCAGCGGGTTCAGCGACGCAGGCGGCACACGCAGGAGATACAGCGGCGCATCCGCGCCCTTCTCTTCGAGTTCGTCCTTCGACAGCACCGCCATACGGCGCGCATCGGAGCACTTCTTGGTCTTGCTGCCCGACGGCGTGATCTTCGAGCCCCACACGTTGTTAGGGCACGCGGCGCACGTCTTGCAAACGGGCTTCTGAACACCTGCGTCAGGCTTGAGGCCATCGGCGGACCAGCAGGTCGGCGTGTCGCTGCCGCCTTCTTCGTACGCAGCCTCGTAGTAAATCTTCGAGGGTTGCGGGTTCGACTTCAGCAGGATCACTTCGATCGACGGGACAGCTTCGCCCTCATCGTTCAGCACGTTGTCTTCGTTGCCGCCCTTGCGGATACGCCAGACCTTGCCGCGATACGAGATGACCGGAAAGCCGCTCGTGACGCCGCCCGTGAGTTCGTTTGAAACTTCAGCACCGCCAGCGGCAACGAGTCTCGCGAGAACAGCCGGTAACGATGGATTGACCTTGATGACAGCGCTCATGAGCGACGCACTCCTACGGTTTGCACTTGGGTGAAATTGACGCCCGGGGGGACCGCGCCGTGCTCTTCGGCGTATTCCTTCACGTACGTCTTGTTAGCCTTGAGATCGATGGCTTCCCACTCGTCGGTTTCGAGGAGCCACTTCTTGAACGCGGCCGGGTCTTTCACCGACGCGCTCGTCTGCATGGACTTGTAGACGGTGCCAGCGGGGCTCTTGAGCGCCTCGCCGCCTGTCTCGTTCAGGTGTCGAAGGAGTTCACCTTCGAGCTTCTCCATGGCGAGGTTCACCTTCTCCATGGACTTTTTGTATTCGTCGTCCGCGTTCTTTTTGAAGTCGCGGAGCTTGATGTAGTTAGAAACCATGTCAGCAGGGGTCATATTCATTCGTCAGTCTCCTTGCCTTCGAACATCTCCAGCAGAGCGCCTTGTACGGTCTTCTTCTGCTGCAGGCGGCGGTAGAGCTTCGCCTCAACTGGCGTGCCCGTCAAGTGGATGATCAGTTGATTCAGCTTCTGGCCCGGTCGGGTGATTCTTGCACACGCTTGGTCATAAGTATCGAGGCTCGTTGTAGGCGTGAACCACACGATGGTGTTGGCGGCAGTGAGTGTCAGTCCGTGTGCCATGCATCGCGGGTGTGCCACCAACACTCGCGGATACTGGTGATTTTGGAACGCGCTGAATACAGCATTTCGATCGTGAGCGCTAGTCTGGCCCGTGATCAGCGAGCACGGGATTCGTTTCTTTTCCAGCACGCTGTACAAATTCATCGCGGCATGCACGAACTCGTTGAAGACGATGACCTTGCCGTCGGCCTCATCGATAATTTCCAGCAGCGCCTCGATACGTGCGCGGTTGTCGAGACCGACGACGGATTTGTCGGTGGTGTACACCCACCCCGCGCCGATCTGCAGCAGCTTCGAGAACAGCACGCCTTCGTTTGCCGCCGTGACCTTGCCCTCGTGGAACGCCACGACGAGCTTCTCCATCATCGTCTTGTAGACGCGGTCCTGCTCCTTGCTGAGCGGCACCTTGCGTGTCTGATAGGTGACGGGCGGTAGTTCGGTGCAGTCGCTGCGCTTGAAGCGTACGGCTGGCTGCATCGAGTCGAACACGATGTCGTTGGCGTCGTCCTTCGCCACCCATCGGAACTGCGAGACTTTCCTCATCGTGTGCGACTTGAAAGCCCGGAATGACTTCGGCACCGAGTGCGGTGTCAGCAGGCGACACTGTGCCCACGCGTCCGCTGGCTCGTTCGGTGTGGGCGAGCCTGTTAGGCCCCACACGTACTTACGATTCTGGATCAGGCTCGCGATGTTGTTCCAGCGCTCGGTGCCACCAGTACGCAGCATGCCAAGCTCGTCGATGACAACGGCGTCGATGTCGCCACGTGCCTTCAGCTCCGGCAGGATCACGCCCACGCCCTCGTGATTGATCACGTAGATTTCAGCGGGCACGTTGAGCTTCTTGACCCGGTCGTCACGGGAACCGTACAGCACCTGCACGGAAAGATGATTGAAGTAGCGGAAGACTTCGGTATCCCACACGTTCCACAGAGTAGATAGCGGCGCGACGACGACTACGCGTTTGATCTCGCCCTCCAGCATCAGGAAGTTCAGCGCATGCAGCGTGGCGCGCGTCTTGCCGGTTCCCATCTGCGACAGCACGTACGCCCGGCGATTCATCGTGAGCATCGCCGCCGTGATCTTCTGCGTCTTGAATGGGTGCTCCTCTCCCACGTGGCCGTTCCAGTCATAACGGTGGATGATTGGTGCTGGTACGCGGAAGCCGAGATTGCGTGCGAGCTTCACCGTGTCGATCTGGTGCGGCACGATGAGCATGTCCCCGTTCGTGGGGTGCTTGAACGTCTTCGATTGAGGCACGAGGTTTCGCAGTCCCTCGTCATACGGGACCATGAAGACCTTGAACTTCGCCGAGACTACGGCTTCCGCTTGAACTGGAGTGCTAGCCATTTTTGTAACGGTAGATAGGGGTATCGTTCGCCATCGATCAGAAAAATCTTGATGCCCGCGCAGTGCATGTCGTGCATCGTTTGTAGTTGCTGCTCCGTAGGTTTCTTGCCGGGTGCCTTCGTCTCGATCGAGAACGGGGCACCGAGGATCGCGCCATTGCAGTCGAGCGTCGGCGCACCGAAGCCCATCTGCACGGGCCAGTGAGCATAGAGGAAAGGCTTGTACGGCTGGAGGATTGCCTTCACGCGCGTCTTGACCTTACCTTCCGGCGTGATCCGCCCCACCTAACTCCTCCTTCGGCTCGCGGTGATCGTCAGGTCCCACGTAGTCGAACCCCATGGTCTCGGCTTCCCACTTCTGATCGGCTCGCTCCTGCATACGTGCCGTGAAGCGGTTCGTCTTACCATCGCATGCTGGACATCCGTCGTGGTGAAAGTGCAGCGGCTCGCCGTTGATGCAGACCAGCTCTCCGCACGTGTCGCACTCGGGATCGCCACACATGTTCAGAACTTTTTCGAACAGGCGCTTCGAACATCCCCGCTCTAACAAGAACTTCAGAACTTCATGAACGCGTTCTTGTTTGGCAGCCTCATCGAACATGCCGGTCAAGACGACCTCCATCTGCTCGTTGAAGACTTCATTCCTTCGGGGGAAGGTCATACAGCATTCCACACAGCGCGAGGAAATCCTTCCCCTGTGCTTCGACTTCGGGCTTGCGCACGATGTGTCCGTTGTTGAACACCACGATGATGTAGAGCTGGTCTTCCGGAATCTCCTTCACCAGCTTCACTTCGCGGATGCGCTTAGGGAAGTGCTGGTTCAGGCGGAAGTGATGCAGCTCGCTGCGCGCCGAGAGGTTTCCTCGCAGCACGGCGGTTGGGTCTTCTTGTCCACGTTGCAGCATGTCAGGCCAATCCTTCACTCTCAGATGTTGCAGTAGATCGTCGTCTACCTTGAGCGGCGTCACTCGGCCGCTAAACCATCGAACCTCAACACAGAATCTCGCATTGTTGCTAGGAACTACGCCCACAAAGCATTCCCTAACAATCCATCTCACATCGCTCCGCGCTACTCCTTCTGCTGCCAGTGACCGCGCCAGCTTGCACTGAAGCGCGTACTGGATGAGTCCAACTACCTGTCTTCTTGATGGGGACACGTCCTGACCGGGCAGAACCGACAGAGCCCCGATGGCCTCGCAGGAAAGGTAGTCTCGCGGATTGCCGACTTGATTTTCGAGACACGTGGCAATAGCTCGTTCCACGTTTGAGTGAGCATGGAAAGGGTTGCTGTACGCTTGGTGATTTGCTTCGACTGCGTCCATACGTACACCATCGTGAAGAAGTCGACTTCCGGCATGTACCGGGAGAGGATCGCGGCTGTTAGGCGAAGCTGCGTGAAATCGTCTTTCACCTTGCCAGTCTTCCAGTCGACGATGATTGCCTCGTGCCGGTCCGGCTTCTTCTGGATGATCAGGAGGTCGACGATCGCACGCACCCACGTGTCGTCCGCGAACCATGCGACCGGCTCGAACTTCGCGTTGAGTGCGAGCTGCATCTCTCCGTGCTTTTCCCCCTTGGCGAGGGCAAACGGCGCGGCCAGCGGTTCGAGATATCGGATAGGCAGGGGTAGTGGAGTGCCTTTAATAACGCGCGCATGCATTCCATCGTGGATCACCTTTCCATCGGCAGCGTAGGAGCTGTCGGTGTCCTTGAAGTCCTTGGCGACGCTGAGATGGTAGTACTGCTTGGGGCAGTTCTCGTACCTTGTTAGAGCGCTGAAGCTCCACGCGAATGCCTTCTTCCCCACGTCAGTCTCCCTTCACTTTCGACATGTCGATCTTCGGGACCAGCTCCTGCAATCGCTTGCGGTAGTTGACCGACTCGATCATCGCCTTCATCTCTTCGTTGTTTTTCCCGACCATGATGGTAACGAGCGCCTTGTATCCGATGTCGTCGAGCCGCACCATGATCGGCTGACCGTTCTTGAGGATTTCGAGTTCATCGGGCGTGAGCCCGAGAATCAGGTGCCCTGTGTTAGCCGCCTTGAGCATGGTTCTCTCTCCCGATCATGATGAAGTTCAAGTACTCGATCGACACGGCCTGCTCCCACGTGAAGCCGCCACCTTCGAAGTTCTGCCGCCAGTATCCGGGCTCCGTCTCGTACCACCCCAATCGGTGTAGATAGTCGGCCACCTTGTCGGGCGGCGGCATATGCAGACGATCGACAGGTTCGACGAGCTGCTCAAGCCTTGGCGAGCCGCCGTTGTACTCGATCACGAACTTCATTTGCAATCTCCAAACGTCGGACCCCAATTCGCTTCGACGGCGACGGGCAGGTCCGGTGCCCACGACGGAGCCACCGTCATGATTTCAGAACACGCAGCAGCAACTTCCTCAGCGTCGGACTCGGGGATGACGTAATCCAGCTCATCGTGCACGCGCAGACTCGGCAGCAGCCCAAGCTCGTGCTTGATCGTGAGCATGTAGTCCATCACCAAGATTCGCGCCAGTGCCTGCACCACGTTCTCCGTGACCTTCCCGCCCCACAAGGTGCGCACTTCGCCGCCGAAGTTGTACACCCACCCCTGATACTGCTTCTTGTTAGAGCCAGCAGTGACGTGCCGCAGATTGTGGTAGACGATCTGCATTCCGTTGGGGAGCATGATCGACTGCTTCATCAGCGTGACAGGCCCACAACTGTAGCGCCCCGAGCCCTGCGCCATCATCGTGAGCTTGTTGTCGAGTATACGCCAGAGCCAAGGGATTCGTGTGTAGGTATCGCGATAAGTATCCACGAATACTTTCGACTCGACTTCGTCGACCTTGACGCCATCCTTGCGCAGCGTGCCCTTGAGCTTTGGAGCACCCATGCCAAACCCGAGACCCAAGATGCAGGTCTTGCCGACGAATCGTCGCTTGTCGTCTTCCTTGCTGCGACCCTTGATGGTTTCGCATTTGAACGCACGTGTTGCAAACTTTGAGTACACGTCGACCTTGTTGCGGAAGTCCTCCACGAGGTCACTCTGTCCAGCCAGCCACGCCGTGATGCGGGCTTCGATCTGCGCGAGGTCCAGCCCGAGCACCACGTGCCCCGGTGGCGCACGGAACGCGAACCGCAGCCGCGACTTATCCACACGCGGCGGGTTCTGCATGTTGATCTTCTCCATGCCACCTTCACGCCCCGTGTGGGCTGCGTAGTACAGGAGAGGGACGCGTAGATAGTCGAAGTTGTTAGCGATCTTCAGCAGCCGCTCCATACGTGATTCCGCGAGCGTGCTCTTAAGTCCCACACGAGCCGTGAGGATCGCGGACACCACCGGGTCGTCCTCGTATTCCTCCTCCAACTCCTTCCAGCCGGTGTCGGTCTTGGCGAACGCGTACGTGATCTCGTTGGTCGTCGGGCTGATCTTCGTCGGCACGTCCACGCCGTAGCGCATCAGCGCCTCAGCGAACTTCGGGTTGGACATGAGGTCGGCCTTCGCCATGTCCGCTGGCAGGGAGTCCAGAAGCTGGCGCTTGCGGGCGCGCTCCTCGTTGAGCAGCTCAGCTAACAACGTGGGGTCGGCGTTCATCTTCGGCTGCAGGTACATACGCAGCGTCGAGTCGATGATTTCCAGCTCGCTGCGTGGAAACTGTGGCAGCAGGTAGCGGAACAATCGATACGTGCCCTCGCAGTCGTCGCAGCCGTACTCACCGTAGCGCCGCAGCTCGCTAGGTGATAACGAATCCAGCGTTCTGCCGATCATGTTGTGAACTTCGGTGCCCTTCTTGATGCCGAGGTCCAGATGCTTCAGGCACGAGTCGAGCGACACGCTGCGGAGGAACGGACGGAGCACCGCCTGCGCCATCAGCCGGGTGTCGAAGATCATCCGTGGCACGAACTTGTAATGCACCGCTGCGATGAGGCAGTCGAACATCATGTGGTGCCCGAGCCAAGCCGCGTCGCGAGCGAACACGCCTTGGTAGTAGAGCCACTTGAACATCTCGTGGAACGGACCAGAGAACCATTGCGGCTTCTTCTGATTTTTCTTTACGCTAACAAGCATCTGCTGGAAGCGCGGGTCAGTGACGTACTCTTCGGTCAGCATCTTACTCAGTGAGTAATCCTTGCTGTAGTACGTCTCCCAATCGATCGTGAACAGGTCCATCTACTTCCCCATCAGTCGATCGAACATCGCACGCATCCTGCTAGTCTTCTCGGCTTCGGCGCTTCCGTCGGCCCCGAATCCGTAACGCAGGGCGTCTGCGAGATGGTTGTCGGCGCGCTGCGCCATCATCTCCATGCGCTGCTGCGCTGCCTGCATCTTCGCTTGGATTTCCGTAGCGGTCTGTCGCCGGATCGCCTGCGCGTTCTGCTGTCCAGCCATCCCATGCATCGAGCCCAAACTCTGAGCCATCTGCGCCTGCGCGACCTGCTGCGCGTGCGCCGCCTGCATCTTCGACAGCTCGATCAGGTAGGGGTCAGGCGCAAGAGTGGGACCGGGCGTAAAACTGCCAGTCCGTAGAAGACTCCCCGCGATGTTGCGCCCGCTGCCGATGTCATCGGGGGAGAACTGAGGGGTTGTTAGAGGCACGTGCTCATGAAACCCGCAATGGTGGCAGCGCATCGTGGCGAGCTTCCAGAAATTACCGAGCGGGTCATCCTCGATCGTGACGTGCAGTAACGTGCCTTCGGTGGGTCCGTCGGCGACCTGTGGTGTCACGGACTTCATGCACTCGTCGCAGAACATTTCCTGCGTGATCTTCTCAACTTCCTCGCGCTGCGCGTAGGTGCCGATCACCTGCCGTCCGCGATAGCGATCGTTGAACTCGTTGAGTGGCATGCGGATAGGCGACGCCTTCACGCGGATGTCATTGGCGACGCGCGCACGCCGCTCCTTGTTAGACTCGGTCATGTAGTCCTGCCCGTCGTAGATAGGAACGTATGTTGAGAACGGAGCGGTAGTCGCTTGGGGTGCTGCCCGTGAAGAACACCGCGCCAGATGGGGACGTGAACTTTATGTGGTTGTTCTTCGTCCGTGTCACCTTGAAGCCTGATTCGATTGCCGCCCGAATCAGGCTTCGTATGTCATGAGCGGCGCTCATGACGGAGTCTCCGGTGGGTCCAGACGAGACTCCAATGCGCACTCACCGGCCAGCGCTGCGTACCCTGCAAGGTCCACATAACTGTCCCGCTTCGGTTTCCCGGTGGTGCTGCGAGCGAGCTTCAGGCACATGAGAAACCGCCACCCATCGAGTGTGCTGATCTTGTTGCCTGTTAGGACTTCGAAGAGCTGTACGGTCTGCTCCATCGATCGCTCGCCACCCTGATACCCCTTGCCGTCGTACTCGACGCCGCGCTGCCGCAGGATGTCGGCTGCGTCTGTGAGAATCTTGTCAGGCGCTGTTGCAGGGTTGTTAGCCACGGCGTTTCGCCTTCTTCTTGGCCTTGTCTACCAGCTTGCCGAGACCATCGGCCGCGCTGGCTGCGATACACGCTGCGTTCCATCGCGTGGTGTTCCACTGCTCCTTCGGAACTGCCGTCGTCTGCGGGTGAAGGAACTGCCACTGCAGTGAGGGGCGCATGTTCATCATCACTGTGTTGAAGACGCGTCGCGCGTGGTTGCTCCATCGCCGCCACATCTTCTGCGGCACCTTGTTGCGGTTCGCCACGGGGCGACCCATGTTCGCTGTTGCTTTCATCGCTGCTCCACCTAGTTAGAGTTGAGCCCGGCTCGTGGGAATTCGGAAATACAAACGCACTTCACTAGCTCCCATCGCGAGCCGTCCACTGGTTGTTACTCGCTAGCCTTCACAACCTGCCGGGTCACCCCCGACGTGGCAATTACACTCTTAGAACCGGACTCGCAACAATACTGGCCCATGATAACGGTTTAGTCAAATGTCGCTCGCGAAGACAAAAGAAAAGGGGCTGGAATAAATCCAGCCCCCGTTACTCAGTGAGTAACTATGCGGTCACTGCCTTGAAGCTCACCCACGCTGCGGGCTCGTTGTCGTTCGAGAGTAGCGTAGCTGCTGCCAACTTATCCAGCACAGCTTGCCGAAGTTTCGGCTTGGTCAGGATCGACGATTGCTCCTTGACGTTGCGGATCAGGTCTCTTGGCACGTGCGCCATCGTCGGCCCCTGCAGCTTCACGTAGTTCAGCAGCTCCGGCCATGTCTGCCGGATCGATGCCGCCGTCCCCGTGCGTTTCAGGTAGCTGCTCAGCTTGCCGAGTAGATGGTCATTCTCTCCATCCAAATCTGCAGCACGTGTTACCCAATCCTCCACGTCAGCCCACAAGGGATGCTCGCGATCCATCCGGAACGGATGCGTCATTGCATCGGGCACGATGACCTCGTCCTTGAACACCATATGGAAGACGCGGTCGTACTGCTTCTCCCCGCTGATGCCCTTGAGATAGTCCTCGTATTCATCGAGCGAGACGTGCACGACGTGCCCCCACATGATCGACAGCCGCAGGTTCTGGTATGGGATCGCAGCGGATTCACCCCCAACCAATACCTGTTTGAGCTTGATGTCTGGAAGCAGCGGCGCGTACACGTCCATCATCGGCACAGGGAACGGCACCGTGTGACGCAGCCTAGCAAACAACTTCACTAGCTGCCTGATCGCACGCTCAGGTTCGCTAGCACCCTTGGGCTTCTTCGGCACTATCAGCCTTGGGTTGTGCATGTTAGTCGTTCACCGTGATGTCGATCTTGATCGTCTCGCCAAACGGTGCCTCCTTGTCGGTCGTGCAACACCAGATGACCGGGAAGTCCGGCTCCTCGGGGAACCCGCCGTACAGGTCAGTGAGGTAGACCAAGCACGCGGGCTCAAGGCCCTGCTCCTTGCACCACTCGAACGGAGGGACGAAGGATGTACCGCCACCGCCGATGATCTTCGGCGGATGGTTCACCAGATCGTGCCCCTCGTACAGCTCGTGGATGGATGCCGGGTCGATCGCAGCGTCGCACGACATCAGCCAAACTACCTCGGGCTTGCAGGTATCGAGGATGTCTGCCAGCTCTGATAGGAATATCTGCAGCTCCTTCTCGCCGATCGACCCCGACGTGTCGAACACGACGACAATGGTCCCCGCACCCTTGCCGGTGTAGCTAGGCAGATATATCTTCTGCGTCACCAATCGACGACGGTGTGGGGAACTCCACGTGGTGCTCTCACGTGTCGATGCCCTTGTGACGTGGTGCCGCAAACGCTCCTGCCAGTTCACCTTCGGCTTGAGGAGGGATTCCACGAAGCGCTCCAGTGATGCGGGCATCTTGCCCACCGCCTTCGCGGCCTCGCTGGCTGTCGCCACCGCACGCTTCAGCTCCGTCTCCGATATCTGCTCAGTGCCCGGGATGTGCGTGTCGAACCCGCCATGCCCGCCGCCTTGCTTGCCACCGGCACCCTGCTGCCCCTTGCCGCTACCACCGCCGCCACTCGGCTGCGCGTTCTTCATCAGGTCACGGTAGACCTCGTCGGTGAGCATCTCCGACGTGTACTGCTTGGCTAACAATCCGATCTTCGGCATCTGCCCGATGTTGGATTTTACCAGCATGTCGTTGATAACGAAGTCGCCCGCGATGTTCCAGATCATGGGCTGGAACTCCTGACCTTCGAACCCAAGGTCCATGAACGTCTTCGCTCGTGGCATGTGCTGCCACATCATGTGCCCGATCTCGTGGCAGATCACGAACACAGCCTCCCGAACATCCAGCGATGTTAGGAAGTCATCGTAGAACCAGATCGTCTTGCCGTCCGTCGCTGCCGTCGGCGTCGTGCCTAACTCATCCCATATGGTTGAGTCCTTGGTGATCTTCACCCGCATGATGTCGAGTAGCAGCGATGCGAAGAAGGGAACGTGAAGCAGCATGGCCGTCTTCGCCTCGGTCATGCGTATGTTGTCAATGTCGCTCATGCTAGTAACTCCAGTCGAGCGGGATGGTGGGCTTGTTAGTCCAGACATCCCACATTGTTTGCCGCAGGTCCCGCTGCTCCCGCAGGTACTTCACGGCCAATGGCCGCACCTGCTGGAAACAATGGGATATCACCGGCACCGAGCGCTCACGCCCACGCTTGTCGGTGACTGCCTTCTTCGAGACCGGGGCAGAGATGGTGTAACACCCATTGCCACCCCAATCCGTTCGCAACGGCTGCTGCATCAGCTCGCGTATCGCTTCGACCTCCTGCTTGAACTTGTTGAGCACCCCCATGGGTAGATAGATGATCATGCTACCCTTGCCAAGGTAGCTCATGTGATACATCGTGTTGCAGTACTGCGCGAGCACGGTGTGAATCGCCTTGGTCATCGCATCATCGCTCGTGCGGAACCCACGATCGATGTCCTCGCCGATGCCGATGTACACCTTGGGTGCGTACTGCGCCAGCGCGGCTATGTCCAGCGAGGAGTTAGCCACGACGCGCACGAACCGCTCGCACCCATGCAGCGTGCACGTCGCCGCCAATGGGTTGCGAGACCTGAAGTGATACTTCTCGTCCTGCGTGCTCATTTCTTCTTCCCCAACTTGTCCATCTTGTCGAGCACGTTCTTCACGTGCGCGGCAGTGGTCCGTCGCAGCTCAGGGCTTTCACGCAGGGCATCGGCGTCGTGGGGGCAGATGAACTTGTCGAGGTAGATTCGAATCTGCTCGATGTCCTTCACGTCCATGACGTTGAGATGCTTGAGCATGCGCGTCACTTCACGGATGTTGTCCGTCATCGTGTAGTGGAACGCCTTGTCCGGGCTAGATAGCCGGTCGTACATGTGGCTAACAGCCTTATAGAGACGCGTCCACGTCTCCTGCATGGCGTTCTCCATCATCTGCTCCGTACGTTGGTTCACCGTGCTGGCAAGCCGATCGAGCTGCGCCTTCTCCAGCCCACGGAAGTCATCGCCCTTCGGCACTGGCTGGAAGTCGAAGCTCAGATCGAAGTGACCGGCGATGCTCTCCACTGCCGGATACTCCGACACATCGAAGCGCTTGCCGAGCTTGGACTTCGCTGTCTGGATCATGGCCGGATACTCGGGCACGAACTCCTTGAGCGACTTGACCATCTCGCGCTTGAAGCTCGCCATCTCGGTCGTGTACTCCATGAACAGCGTGTTAGGCAGCAGCCGCGCGCCGGTCCGCTTGCCCTCTTCGACTGCGCTCCACGGCAGCGTCATGTCGTAGTGCTTCTGCCGAGCTGCATCGATGATCTTGTGGATCGCCTTCAGCTTCTCGTCAGCACCAACTAACAACCGCTTGCGCGTCTCGAACGCTTCGTTCACTGCACCGTTGGCAGCAGCCGCGTCGTTCGATGCCTTGCGATCCTTCGCCTTCGCGTGCCATCGTGCCGTCTTCAGCATGACCAGCGTAGCCAGCGCACGGATGTCGATCGCCTCGGCGAAGTCGGCCGTGTTGAACTTCGGCATGGGGATGCGCAGCGTGTCTAACTGCTCCTCGCGCTTGCGATCCTCGGTGTCGGTCGCCACCTTGGTTACTCCCTGAGTAACCCCGCGCTTCGGTGGTCCCTTCGCAGCAGGTGCTGTAGCCTTCTTCTTGGCCGTGCCCTTCTTGCCCTTCTTCGGCACAGGTGCTGCGAATGCAGCGAGGGGCTCAGGCCGCGTCGCCTCGATCACTGCCACGGCGTCGTCGCCCACGATCTCGGGCATCTTCTCCAGCAGGCGTTCCGCTTTCTTTAGCCCACCCTCGGATGATAACGATCGCCCTTCGGTCGCAGCGATCTCTAACAACTCAGGGTCCATCGATTCGATCGCCGTGTCGCGGATCGCCTCGTAGGTCTGCTTGGGCAGCGGCTTCGGCGCTCCCTTGGCCGTCTTGCCGAGTATCGATGAGGGCTTCGTCAGCTTCGTCGCTGGCCCACCCACGATCTCGGACAAGAGGTCTTCGATATCTTCGAATCCAGTACTCATGCATCACTCCTTGGCGGCGTCGATGTTGTTAGTCAACGTGTCGAAGTCCTTCGACTCGTCGGCCATCGAATCGAGTTCGCTGATTGCGTTCTCCAACTCGGAGATAGCAGTCGACATCTTCTCGCCCCGTTCGCCGTTCTGCACAGCTTCAGGCAAGTTGTCGTACGACTCCTGCTCCTCGTCGCGGATGGTTTCCAGCTCCTCCTTCACTTCGTTGCAGGTGCTGGTGAATTCCTCGTAAGCGTTGTCGAGCTTAACTAACTTCTCGCGCAACTCTTCGAGCTTCTTGCGTCGTGCGTTGTTCATCGCTTCTTCTCTCCTTGGCGGATCAGCTCGTCCGTGAACTCGTAGGCTTTCTTCACCCACTTCTTCACGTCGACCTTCGTGCGATCACACATCGGAGACGATGCCAGCATGCCGTTGAGAACATGTGTGGCAATCTGCCGACGAACCACGGCTTCGGATCGAGCCAGTTGCTCAGCGCGTGTGCGTACCATTAGCGATACCTCCGCTGATCGGCGCGAATCTGCTCGCGTGCCCAAAAGCCCTGCGCTGCAGCCACACGCTTGTTATAGCGTCGGCCGAGCGCGGCCATCAGCACGAGGTTGTCAGATGAGATTGCATCCCATATGTCGTGCCACGCGTAGTCGAACTTCTCGCCCACCTTGGGTCGATACTCGTACGCATCGGCTTGGATGATCTCCACGCGCTTGTCCTTCGTGAAGTGCGGACCCACCAGATCGATGACATCCTGATCGATTTCGATCACGCGCACGTAGGTCACGTCAGGCTTGGAGAGGATGCCCTCTAACAACATGCCGAGCCCAAGGCCGTTGATGATAACGCGCCCCGTCGCCGCCTTATATCCCTCGACGTTGGTGTATATTTCCATGTCCGTGTTGGACATGACGCAGCCACGCTTCTCGTGCCGCAACCGCTTGTACGTGCCGGGATGCACCATCGCATAGGCGTTCCCATCACGTGCTGCACGGAAGTTAGACATGAACAGCAGTGGGTCATTCTTCGGGATCGTGAACGTGTCGATCGTCCATGGTCCCTTCTTCCCATCAGGCACGGTGCACGTGCCAAACTTGAATTCCTTCTTCATGTTGGCAGCCCTCAGCGTGCGTTGTTGTCGAGCGCGTTGGCAGCGGTCACCAGCTCTCGATTGTCACGCAGCCACTGAGAGAACTCGGTGGTCTGCACCATGTCCGGCGCGCGGCGCAAGGCAGCCTTAAGTCCTGCGACCTGAAACTCCTTCGTCATGCGCTTCAGATACCGGAACGCAGGGATCGCCGACTTCTTGTCAACGCGATGCGCAATCATCTGCATGACTGCGTACTGCGCGTCGAGCTTGTCGCGCGGCGGGATCGGACACTTCTCGGGATTGTCGATGATGTCCTCGAACTTCGGCAGGTCCTCAGCAACGCGCAGGAACGCGATGAACTCCGCACCTGCACCAGCGCCGATGTAGCCAGCGGCAGCCTCGATCAGCAGCGGCATGTCGAGCTTGCCGACCAGATGCCCCACCTTACACAGCGTGCGCGGCGTGCAGAAGGGACCGCTCTTGTCAGGCACAGTGTCAGCAAACACCAAGCCCGGCTTGAACTTCGCGAACGCGATGATCCACGGATTGATCGCGTTGATCTCGGCCCACTCGACCCACGAGTCCAGATGCGGAACGATCTCGATGCGCATCTTCCGGTTCTCGATGAATGCCAGCGTCTTGTGTACACCGCTGCGGTCTTTCTCGCGGTTGCTGGCAGCCACGACTAACCACTCGATGGGCAGCTTGCTCTCGCCCACCTTGCCGTTCAGCAGCAGCTCAGCGGCGGGCTTGGCGACATCGCTCTGTGCCTGCCCGAACTCGTCAAGGAACACGATGCCGTACTTGGCGTCGCCCTTCTTCGGCATCCACGGTGCCTTCGTGAACTGCATCGTGAGCGTGCCGTCGGTGTCCTTGCCCGGCAGTCCGAAGCCACGCACATCGGGCGGCTCCACGGTGCTGAGGAAGAACGGCTTGCAGTCGACGGGCTCTTCCCATTCCTTGGAAAGTTCCTCGCACAGTTGCTGAATGATCGCACTCTTGCCCATTCCGGGTCCGCTGACCAGCTCCACGCTGAACCGCTCGCCCGTTTCTATCTGTGTGCGGAACACCTGCTTGATCAACTCTTTCGCTTGTCCAATGTACATGTCAGTCGTCCTCGTTGTTGTTACTCAGTGAGTAATAGATAATACCAAACGTGTGCTAGAAACTCAAGATGTGTATGTGTCGTCCACCCCCTTCATCATGATCTCCTTGGCCTTGACGAACTCAAGGGCAGCGAGTATGTCCCGATCGAGACGGATCAGCGGTCCATCGCGTTCGAGCTGCGGACCTAACACGTCGTAGTTCAGCGCACCACGCGCAATGATAACGCCGTGCCCCGATGCCTTCGACTTCAGCCACGGTGTGAAGCTCACTTCGAATTGGTCACCGTGCAGGGAACTGTGACGGATGACGGTCTCGATCGCACCTAACCAGCCCGCAGCCTTGATGGTCAGGCCCACGTGCTTCTCGCTGCATATCTTCTCCCTGTTTGCACGTGAGCTATCTACCTCACAGTAGAAGTGTGACTTACGCCCCCATCCCATGGTCAGCCCTCCCTAACGATTGCCACGCGGCATTGCCCTTGTTGCAGCCACGCTCGACAGCCTCGATGCCGAGCTTGCGCATCATCTTGTAGAAGTGCGTGCGGTTGATGCCGGTGGCTCTCGCTGCCTTGACGACCGAACCATCCGCTGCCTTGAGCGCAGCCTTGATGTACTTCGTCTGCCACTCACGCAGCTCTTGCGCGTACGTCTTCATCGAACTTCCTCCAATGGTCAGTGTCCTGCCGTTTGAGTCGCTTGCAGTGGGCAAGCTCGCTGTAATTCCCGGCGCACCTGCCCCACCACAGGTATCCGTCGGGTCCCGTGAACCAGAAGTTCTCGACTGGATAGGAGGCACCCCATCCATAGCCACGCGTGCGGTTCACGTTCATCGGTTCGATCTTGATCGTGCCCGGCCAGTTACTCACTGAGTAACGCATCATCTCGCGTAGCTCAGGGTTGAGAATCTTCGCTGCTTTCCACGACTTGTCGTCGATGCGTGATAGATACAACGTGATCCTGCCCTCGCGCATCATCTGCTCTTCATCCCTGCGTCCACAGCAGGCGTAGCAGATTTTCTTGTTGGTCTCGGGGTCGATGCCGTACCCCGTACCTATGCTGCCTTCGTCGCGAGCCAGCACATGCCCGCAGTCTAGGGTCTCCACTATCTACTCCTTCAAC